CAGTTCCTGAAGCCGCCAGTTGGTTGGCTCCAAGCGCTGTTATGATCGACACATCATCAACGGTGGCCCCACTGATGAAAATCTCGTCTGCAGCTGAGTTTATCTGGAACAGAGACCCAAAACTCTGTCCTGACTGGTTAGGGACTATCACAACTGTGAGTAGATCCGGTGCTAATTGATTATGCACGTACGCCGCCAGTTCCGTGAAATAGAAACTGTCACCGAAGTCCCAATTATCTAGCGCGAAGAATTCGTTTATGGCCGCTATCACCCTTGTCTTGATCACAGCGTCTGTTGTGTTGGTGTTTGGATTCTTGACTACCTTGAACGTTGCTTGTAGTTCTTCGTCTGCGTTTGATCCAAAAAGAATTTTGTAGGCCACTGGATGGTATATGATCTGATCTGACAGCGATTTCAGAGGGTTTAGGGTGCCGGCGTAATCAATCCTCAACTGGTCTGCTGTGCTTGGTGTTGGTTTGACTCCACCATCCTGCAACCAGATTCTGAAAAGGTTGTCATAAGTCCTCTCCAATAGGTACACGTCAACTATGTTTGACACGCTAGGATCTATCCTTGTCTCCTGTCCAGCGTGATGCTTGTATTGGAAGTCCAGGCTGTTCCTGCCCCTTCTAGCGTAGTAGTCTGTGCTGGTGTTAAGTGTGTTGGTGCTCTCGCTGTACTTCTTGACCACATTCTCTGAGTCAGCGTAGAAATAGAACAATTGGTTGTCTGTGTACGTGGTTGTGGCAAGGTTGATGTCTGATTCATTCTCAGTCACTATGAAATTACTGGCCGCGTATGGTCTGTATCTCTCTATGTTGTCATAGCTCAAGTACTTCTCAAAGAAAACGAACTTGGTTGCCACGCTGGTGTCTGGTTCTATGATGATGTCGAAAAGTTCCGGATTGTCTACAACACCGTCATCGTCGTCGTCGAAGAATCCAACCTTGACCTTCCTGTTGTCTTGGAATCCATCTGCTTCGCTGACCGTGTCCACCACCTGCCAAGTGATCGGATAGCCTATGCTGTTACCAGTGCTCACAATACTGTTAGTCTTCAAGATCTTGACAGTGTCTTTCACGCTCTTGCCCGTCTTGTAGTCATAGATCTTTTCTTCTGTGTCGAAATGGAATTTGTTCTGTGCCTCTGATTCAAATATGTAATCCATCTTCCTATACGTCACAGTATAAGTGTTGCCGTCGTTGGTGAACTTGAACCACCAACTTGCATCGAGGTTCGCACCAGTTGTATTGCCTTGGTTTGACAGGCTGAATGTTGAACTTGCACTTAGGTTGCTGGTTGTTATCACTTTCCATGATTCTGAATCTATGTCATATCTCAAACCGAACTCTTCGTACGCCTCTATCCTGTTGTTGATATCTGTTTCTAGTGCCGACGTGAATGAAGTTGTGAAGTTAGGTACCACAGCGTTCACCACGGCACCGTTAGGTATGATGTTGGCCAATGTGATCGGACCAACCCCACTTGCTAGGTTACCTGTACCACTGTTGCTACCGTCACCTACGACACCACTTATCTTGGCCCAACTTCTATCCTGTGCCAGGTCTGTGTTTGCTGTGACAAGTTTGCCGTTAAGGAATTCTCTGGTGTCTGGTGATGTGAATTTCACCAACGCACCCACCTTGGCGTATTTTAAGTTACTGGTCGCACTGTCTCCCACAGCAAGAGCTCCACCGCTTGTGAAATAACCTGTGTTGGTGTTTGTACCAGTCGTGGTACTGTTCCAAGTCGCAGTAAGACCTGAAAGGTCTTGTGTGTCATATTTGTCGTAATAGAACTGTCTAGCGTATGCGGTCTTGAGTTTGGTCTCTACCTGGTTGTCGATGATCGACTGAATTTCATTTTTGTTGTTGAATGTGAATGTGAACGTTGGCGCAGTCTCCTCGCGGTATAGTATGCCGTCCTCTGCGAACACACTGACGTTGCTGTAAGCACCTGTTGGATCTAGGATCTCCTTCGCCCTTGATATTCCAGATGCGCTCCTGTTGACAGATCTAACTTTGACTATCTCCTGAGATGCACTCAGAGGCACAACTTGATAGTCCTCTGCTGTGATCATTCTGTTCTGTGAATAATAAACCTGTGATGCCTTTTCCCTAATACTGTCATTTGATTCAGTGGCCTGTGCGTTGTACACATTTTGTTTTAGGCTTAGGCCCAACGTCAATGATTGATTGGAACCATTGGCGTCAACGTATGGTATCTCCACTGTGATGTTCTGCATGTCAGCGGGTTGTATGGCATACTTGGCGTTGTCTGACACCCTGTAGTAGGTCCTGAAACTGCCAAGTGGCAAGTTGCTGAAGTTGCCATCTCCGAACACAAGGTCGATGCTGTCATTGGCCTTGGTCACCACATTGTAAATGTTTCTCTGGTCTTTTGATAGTGAATTGTAGATTGCGTTGTTCCCAGACAGTGAAGGAACCTTGGCCCATATCTGGCTCAACTGTCCGAATTGGTCCAACTTGTACAGCCAAACATCATTGTCATTGATGTTCGCTGTGTCTATTGATCTTACGAAATTGGTCACCGCACTGTCCACTGTGAAGTCGGTGAACTGCAAAGATCCCTGTTTGAACAACATGAAGAATCCTGTGTTGTTGGAACTGTCACCAGATCCGTCTGTCCTGTAAAGGTACGTCATGCCTGTGCCCTCTATGGGGTTACTCTCGTATATCGAATCACTGTCATTCACTGTGCTTGGCACAATCTCGAAACTTCTACCGATGCCACCCACTGTCTTCGAAAACTCGAAGATCGGTAGACCATTCTGGTTTGACGCAAGTGTGTAAACTTCTGTTTCAACACCTCCAACCTTTTTGGATTCTCGTGGACTACCAAACAACTGTCCGGTCTGGTTGGCCGCGTTCAGTATCGCAGTGAACTGTTGCCTGTAGTCAGAGTTGGCACTGTCGTTCCATACCACAGTGCTGTTGGCTAGGTTCGTGCCCGCACTGTCCCTCACGTCCTGTGTGGTCGATATCGTGTCTACCTTTAGTAGTCCCGTGGCTGGCTTGTTACGCTTGGCGTTGTAACTGATCAGCCTCGCTAGCCTCAGTACTGAATTTCTCCTCTCCGCTGTCTCTAGGAAGTTCTCCCTTGCGTTGAGGTCGACCCTGAATGAAAGGGCCTGTGCCACGTATGCTATCAGATCGATCAGAGCCACGTACTCCGAACTCTCGGTGTAGTCGTTGAAATCGTCTGGGTAGTTCTCTCTCAGGTACGCTATCATCGTCCTACGCAGTGTCTCGAAGTCGTATGATTTGAAATCCGCCTGTTGGAAAGATTGGTAAATCTTACGCCAATCCTCGGCGACCAGTAATCTGTTCTGTCTGTCTGTTGTGGCCATTGTATATACGTTGGTATTTATATGTTAGGAAATGTGCGTATATTAAGAAAGACGCAATAGACTGTTTTCGTCGAAACTGAAACGCAGTTTCTCAGTTATGTTAAGTGGCACATAAGTGATGGTTGCCTGTATCGCTATGCCCTTGTCAGCCTCTGTGACCAGTATTTCCTCTGTGGCTATCCTAGGATCAGCGTTGAGGTTCGCTGTGACGTCCTCGACTATGGCTTCTTTAAGCGACTCAGTGAATGGTTCGAACAGAGCATCATATATTATAGTGCCGAACTCTGGGTTCTCGACACGCTCGCCCTTCCTTATGCTCAACCTGTTTATGAGGTCCTGCTTGGCAACCTCGAAGTCATACAGTTTGAAGTTCTGCTGTTCCGCTTTGGAACTAAACCCCTTGAACGTTACCGAAGCGTTGCTAAGGTCACTGCTGTTGCTGTTTGAATTATCGTACGCCATACACTATATTTACTTCCTGTCGAAAGGCTCGTGTGTCACGAACTTGTCCTTGTTGATGCTGGTCTTGGTTTTCTTCTTGTTGACCTTGCCGTTCACGAATGGCCTGTCAGCCACTATGTCGTCGTTCTGTCCCACTTTGATGCCTATCCTAGCGTGGTCTGGTTTTAGCCACGAAGGTCCCCACGAACGCCTCGCGCCCACCGAGTTGAAGTGCACCTGTGATCCCGCTAGGTCTATCCTTCCGCCCGCGCCGTGTAACTGCGTGCCGTCCGTGTATGAACTTATGCCGTCCCTTGCATAGTGCCTCATCGCACCTGCCTTTGATGCGCTCAAGATTCCTCTATTACCTATTACGTAAACGTACTTCTCAGCGTTGATGGCCACGTGCTGTTCGGCCGTGAACCTAATTTTTTCTTTGGCGTGGAAGTTGATGTTCTTGTCGCTGTGCAGGTCGAAGTCACCCCCGGTCCTCAGGCTTATGCCCTTGTTGGAGTACACACTGATCTGTCCGTCCCTGCTCATCTCTATGAACGCCTTGCCCGACCCGTTTGCTATGTACACCGTTCCCTCGGTGTCGTGCATCATTATCTGATGGCCACTGGCCGTCCTAATCCTGGTCAATTGGCTGTTGCCCTCCGCATCACCGTCGTCCATCACGATGCTGTGTCCTGGGCTCCTGTCAGTCCTCACTGGGTCGTTGTCTATACCGATGTTGAGCGTCCTAGAATCTTTCCTTATCGCGCCCGGCGTGCTGATTCCGAACACCGCGCTGGGCGATTCACGCCTTGCCGAACTTGTGATTGTGCCCCTCGTGGTGTCCTGTACCAATCCCTGTTTCTCCAACTGGTCTGCCAGTAAATCGTTTACCGGATACTTCCATGCGTTGGCGTTGGCCAACGTCTCACCGTCCTGGTACATCAGTTGATTCTTCTCGCCCGCTGGCAACAGCTCAGTGCCGTAAGCCTGTGTCTTGTTCTGTGAGAAGTCTGCGCCTCCGGACGGCAGTCTCGTGTTCACTGAAGAACCGTTGGCCGGAACCTGTTGGTTCACCATCGGCTTCTGCACACAACCCATCCAGAATGCGTTGGCACGCTTGCCATCGCCCTTGGCGAATATCACCAATACCTCTGTGTCTATGTCGGGTGGCACCGCCCACATGCCGTATGCGTGTTGGGTGCTCTTGTAATCGTATGGATCTGTCTTGCTGGTGGCCCTGATGCTCTTGGCGCCGTAGAAGGGTGATAGGTACTGACACCATGTGATCTGCTCTGGCCCTGGTTTCGTGGTGTTGGTGAGTGCTGGTATGTTCACTCCCAGTCTTCCCATCCTCAACGGATCTTCAACCACCTTGACCACTGCGATGTACGGACCTGGATCGTTGTCAATGTATTTCTCATTGAACGACTTCTGGTTGTCCTGTGAATCTACAAATCCTCTTCCGTCTCTGTACATAATCTAATTTATCCTAAGCGGATACCCCCGGGCCAACATTATCATCATTTCCTATTCCGAATGCGTCCTCAGTCTGTCCTGTGTCTATTTTCCTATTGTCATTCCTCTTCTTGACATCGCTGAGACCTTTGACAGCGGAATTGACTAGTAGAGGATCAGCACCCGTGCCGTCTTGGTTGTTGAACCTTGTACAGAACAAGGTCTGTAGGAACTGGCCCTGTTCGAATCTGCTTTCTATCTTGTTGACCTGATACAGACCACTGAAGAAAAGGTTCTCCTCCCTGTACTTGGTAGTCGCTGAGAAAGTCGTGCCTTCCCTCTCGTCTATGTCGTTTGGCAATCTGTACCTCACCCTGATAACCGGCATGAACTGGTCAGCGTTGAAACTCTGTCTCGTGACATCGAATGACTGCTTTGATCCGCCCAACTTGTTGGTTGGGTTTGAAAAATCTATGGGCATGAATTGGTCTTGGCATATGTAGGCCGGGTCTCCCAGTATGTCCATTTCTATCCTCATCATATCAGCCTCGGGGTTGGTCAAGTAGTCGTAGAACTCCTGTGCCTTGGTGCTCTCGGGTCCTGCCGTGTCCACAGAAGACGCTCCCTTGATGTTGCTGGGATATGATCTCAGAGGTAACAGTGGTTCCGGGTCGTTCTCCTTGCCGAAAATCTCCGTGAACGCCTCACCTATGTGTGTGAAGAGACCTTTTTCAGAATCTGTCTTGTCATCGCCCCTCACATTCCTCATGTAGTAGGCGCTCTTGTAATCCAATCTCAGTCCTTGTACATCTAGGTTGTCTCCAGTGTAGAGGTAGTTGTACTCCTTGTGTACCTGCGATCCGAAGTCCACGTCTCCTAGACTCAACCCTGGTCCGACCATCTTCAGTATGTGTATGCGGTAAGGCACCGCTTCGTACACCACGGTCTTAGGGTGCATCTTGGTCACCGAATCCAATGGTCTGTTGTTGTGGGTGTACACCGTAGTCTTGATCTTGAACCAATCAACGTATTGATTGTTTTTGATAATTTCCTTGATTTCTTGGCTCTTGACTATGGAGTCTGTGCTCTCCTGTGTCTTTAATCTGTCTTCTGCCACACCAGACCCACGGAGGTATGCAAGCCAAAAATTCTGTGCCAGTTTTTGATATCCAAAACTGTTCCTGATAGCGTCCTCGAAGAATTTTGGCAGTGCTGTGCCACTCTTGGCTGACCCATTGGAATATTCTGTTTCTATCTTGCCCTTGTTTCCCCTGCCTCCACCTTTCACTGTGGCAGTGTTGCTGATGGTCTCTGTCTGATTTTTGTATTTGCCGCCACGTGCTATCACTTCAGGATCTATGATAAATTTGTACTCGTCTGCGAATTCCCTTTTCTTTTCTTCTATCTCCTCCTGCATCTGTTTCTTGAGGGTCGCTTCCACCTGTTGTGCCCAGTCTCTGGCGTCCCTGGCGGCAACTGGTATGTCTGTCCTAGGAAATTTGAATCTGTCGTCAAACGCTAGATCCCCGTGGAACACTGCTGTACAGTCATAGATTGCTCCACCTTCATTAATTTCCATTGCCACACGTGTGATGAGAATCGGTATCTTCCTCACAGTGGCAACCTTAAACATCTGACCTAATTCATTCTGTCCTCTGAACTCGATG